GTATATCCTAAAGTCTCAGCATGAGAAACAACTGAAGATCTTAATTGAGCAGTATTTAAAAAAGCTTCGTTTAATGTAAAATTTGCCAATAAGCCATTCATATGAGTATTATACGCTAAAACGTCTAATATATTTGATAATCCGGCTGCATCAAAATCATAGTCGGCAAATTCTGATTTTGCTTTAAGATCAGTTTTTAATCTTGTCTTAATAGTATCAAAATCAAGATCTGTTGATTTAATTGTAGTAGCCATTTATCTTAACCTCGTCAAATTTAATTCTATCGTTTCTGTAGTTTGTGTATTAAGTATTCTAAATGTTATTCTAACAAATACATTATGAGCTGCACCGTCAACGCTTACTTCTACTTCTTCTACTCTAGCTCTAGGTTCATATAATTGAATAGCTCTTATAATAGAATCTTTTATGTCTTCTTCGTCTAACTCTGTATCTATATTAAATAAAAATCTATTTAAATCCGCACCGTAATCAGGATCAAATGGTTTCTCTGCATAATTAGTCATAAGAAGATTTTTTATACTTTGTTTTACCGCAGCTAAATCTGCTTTTTTATAAATGTCTCCTGTAGGCGCCTTCGCAAACTTCAAATCAATATCGGAATACGAAGTTTTCCTTGAAGTAAGAATAGAAGAAGAAACGTTTCCATCTTCTATTGCAAAAGCTCTTGTAACCATTTTTATTTCCTTTAGCTCTATTTATTACCGTAAACTTACTATTTCTTCAGCTTTTGCTTTAATTTCAACTAATTCATTAGTTGTTTGTACATAATTATTGAATCTAGTTTCTAATTGATTTTTAAATGTAGCTCTCCATGAAGGAATCAATTCGGGCATTATAAGTATTACTTGAGCATTAAATGTTCCGTCTGGATTATAAGTATCATAATCTAATATAAGTTTATCAAATTTTAAATTATCTTTCCAGTAAGTGGCTAAGTCATACGTTTTATCAAGCGGTGTAAGTCCTTTATTATCTTTTAATTGATATACTATTGCATATCCCTTAGATTTTTTAAAATTAACACTATTAAGATCTAATACTTCATTAGCAGCAGCTTTATATAGACCTTCTGAAACAACTAGCCTTTGATTGGTAAAAACTCCTTCATTTCTATCAATCATGTTCATCGCTTTAGCCTGTAAATATAATTGTCTTGCTAATGCTCTTTTTTCGTCTGAGCTAAGATGGTCTAAAGTTACAGAATCTCCAAAAGCTCCAGTAAATTTAGCAATACTAATTCCAGGAAATAATTTAGTCTTATTATTAATATTAGTTTGAAAATCAGGATTAAATTTAGGATCCGGAACTAAGTCTATCTGTCCAGTAAAACCTAATGGAACAAATCTAGCTTGTTGACCATCAGAACTTCCTAATCTAATTGTACCTCTTCTAGCTGTAGGATCATTACTTTCAATTCTTCCTATTGCTGGGGGTCGATCAATAATAAACTCAGGATTTAATTTTCCTTCTGCTATCATTTGACCTATAAAAGCTTCATTATTAGAATTATTACGATCTCTCATTTTAGATCTAATTTCATTTATAGAAAGGTCACCAACAAAAAGTCCTCCGTTTTTCTTTTCCTTAGTAATAGAATTTTTAAGTACATCACCAGGATCTATTTTAACTTTTTTGACAGCTAAAGAAGAATTAGTAACATGGTCTGCTATAATTGCAGTAGTTACTGTTACAGTCGCAGTTGCATCTGTAGCTGTATCTGTAATAGATCCACCACCTGATGTTGCTCCTTCTGCATATCCCTGTGCATATGTGTTTTGAGCATTACCTTTTAAATCTCCATGGAATGTAGGGGCAGTAACACCGGCTGTAAAAGTTGCAGAAGTTCCATAATAATTTTTAGCATAATAAATCATATTATCACCACCTATAGTTCCATTCCCTAGCATACTTAATTTCGGTGCCGCTAAACTATAAATTGGAGTACTAATAGCAATAGATCCTTCGGATGTCATTACTAATGTTCCACTATTATATCTTTCAATATTACCTTCTACTACTTCTTTATAATTTCCTCTTATATATTTGTTATGAGGTCCATATTTAACTTCTGAAGTTGAGCCCATTACGTATTCTGTAGAATTTTGGTGAAAAGTTTTAAATTTATCTTTAGAAACTTCTTCTGCACTCCAGCCTCTAGTACCATCAAATCTATTTCCTTGAGTTTTTACAGTATAATCTCCACCTACTCTTACATTATAATCTCCAGAAATATCCATATCAACATTACCATTATAAGAAATTTGAGCATCACCTTCAATTATTATTTTTTGATCTCCGCCAGTAATGTTTATTGAATTATTTCTTGCACTAATACATACAGAGCCATCTGCTCTCATTTCAACTCCGGCTCCAGTCTTATGTTTAAATAACATTCTTTCATTACCGGGAGTATCATCTATTTCCTGAACATGTCCACTTACAGTTTCTCTAACTTGATTTAATGGGTATTGAGAAGTAACTCCTTCTTCAAGTTCTAAATTTATATTATTATCTCCACCACCTAAATATAATCTATTTTTCTTTAGGCCTCGAGCAGCAAAATTAGTACTTGAAGTATTGACATATAGTCTATCTGGATAAACTCCTGTATTGTCATCATATCCTCCAGTTTTATTAATAACTGTTCTATACCCAGATCCAAGTTCTGTTAACGTTAGTTTATCATTATCGTCTGTACTCATATCTTGTCCTTTATGCTACAATTGTCTTCGACCAAACATCGGTGGAAGCATTTAAAACATATCCATTATTAACTAAATTTTTTCTTAAAGTTTCTATTTTTGTTTTTAGTTCTACTGCAATTAATTGTCTTCTTGCTAATTCTTTATCGGTAGAAGTGGATTCGCTTAATTGCAAAAGTTCTTCTTCTCTTTTTCTAACTTCCCTTGTTGCTGCGAATAATCTAGGTCTAAATTCTATCCAATCTGCTATGGCCGCTGCCCCGTCAAAAGTTTCTGCTGTGGTATTAGCTACTGCCCTATCTGAAGCAGTTTCTAACACATAAGAGCTTTCGGCTACTTCATTAGGAATATAATTAGCAAGTTCTTCAGGAGAAAAAGCATCTGCTTGAGATGAAACTAATAAATCTTCACTATATATAGTTGTCTTATTAAATTTTCCGGCAACATATAAAGGGACATCAAAACCTGGACAAGTAGAAGTTTTATCAATATCTCTATGACTTAACATTTCTCCACCTGGAATAGCTTTATAAAATGCTTTACAAAACCAATCAAAAGTTTTCCATTGTTGTGAAGTAATAGAAGCTGAATCTAAATAAATATCTGGATTAGTAACACCTATAGAAGCGTTATAGCCTGCTATAAATCCTACATGGACAGTATGTAATACATATCCACATGAAGTATCAGAATCAACATTTATTGGTCTTCCTCTTTGAAGACTTCCATCTCTTAATATACAATAATGCCAACTAATACCACCTTCGCCGCCGGCATTTCTTAAAGCAGTTAATCCTGTTGCCCCTCCACCTTTTGAAGCAGTTTGTCTTGCGATATGGAGTTCATGTATTTGAGGCGCAGTTGCAGCTTCATTTGTAAATGTTTTAGACCAATGAACAACTCCCGTTGTTAGTTTTCTAGTACAATTAGAAATTTCTGTTTCTAGTTCTTCTGCTGTATGAACTAATTCAAATTTATAAGTTCCTACACCACTTGTAATAGTATTAGCACCTCTCCATAAGTTACCAGAAGAGCCCATGTTATAAGTTTCACGAGTAGTAGTAATATTTTTATTAGTACTCTTGCCAGGATCTATTGTTTTAGCTAAGTTAGTATTTCCATCTTCGTCTATAATATTTTCTGGAAGTACTTCTCCAGAAGGAACTGAAACTCCATCTCCTAAAGAACTTACAACATCTCCAAAGCTTTGTGCTTGCTGTGAACCAGTAACAGAGGCCATATGAGCAGCTAAATGATTTGCAAATGGTTGGCCTAAAGCACCAAATCTAGAAGTAGAACTTCCTGGTGGATTTCCTAATTGAGTAATAGATTTTTCTGCCACTTCTGCAGATTTTGTAGTCACTAATTGAGGTATATTTTCTCTAATAGCCTTTTCAACTTCATCTGAAACGGGTGATACTTCTTTTAAAGCGGTTGCTCTTCTAGCTTCCTTTGCGTTTAAAATACTATTTAATACAGCATCAACTCCCTTTGGAGTATTTACCGTTATTACTTCGTGTGTAAATCCATCAGTAACAGTTAGGCCAGTTAAAGTTGCTATACTTGTTTTATGTGCAGAAGTTTCAGTAGTAACTACTTCCGGAACATCTGATGTCATTTCGGTTATTATTGGTGTTTCTGTAACTGTTACATTAGACTCATAACTTCTATTAATAGCTTCAAATCCTCCTGCTATCTTTCCTACTTCAACTTGTTTAGAACCATTAACAGAAACGTTTTTAGCTTTAGCATCATTAGCATTATCTAAAAGTCCTGGTTTATCTAATGCTGCCTGATAAAATTTTAATTGCTCATTAATTTTACTTTTTGCAGTTTTGCTTTCAAACGCAGCCTCCTCTGCAATATAAGTAACTCTTATTTCTGATAAAGAAGTTCTAAATTCTATTACTGTTCCATTAATGGAATAAGGAAAATTGGTCTGGAAATACGTATCAGTATCATTTAATCTAACTTCTACATTACTAATTTTTTGTGGAGTTTGCGTTAAATTAATATAATTCGTATTATATACTTTTTCAGTAACCATTATACCACCGTAGTTGTTGTATTAAGAATTATTCTTTCATCTTGGGCTGTCATTTTTTCAAAAACTTCAACTGCATAATTAATTCTAGAATTAGAACTTCCTGGAGCCGGCCTTTCATAATATTTTTCAAATACTAAAGAAGCATCTTCTATGCTATCTGTATTTCTTAATTTTGATAAACCTAAATAAGTATAAGTGAATAATTCGTATTTAATAAATTGTAATTGTGGACTAAGTTCTTGGTGGTTTAACGTATTAAGATTACACCATTCTTTTAATTTAGCCAATCTATAACCAGCTGCAGCAGCTGGATTCCATTGAGCAATTCCGAAAGATCCTTCTGCCCGATTTAAAGCCATAGGGTCTATATCTCTTTGAGTTCCTTTTCCAGATTCTACTAAAAGATTTCCTATAATTCCACATGCTTGTTCTATCGAAAACTCTCCACCTTCTGGTGATAAAAAATAATTAAAAGCTTTTTCAACATTAGTGGTTCCATCTAAGT